CGGCCTCGCGCGCGTCCATCGGGCTGTCGCCGGCGGGCGCCGGCGCCACCGCGATGGGAGATTGCGCGATGGGAGATTGCGCGCTGGCAGATTGCTCAGTGTTCAATCCGGCCTCGTTGTTCAGATCCATGATGTCCTCGGTTATTGCGGCCTGTGAACCAGGTCGCTCAATTGACGTTGCGCGAGCCTGCCGTCCGCGACGACGCGTGTGAGATGGTCCTTCACCTTGCCGAGCACGTTGACCGCCTGCCACAGGCGCTCGCGCCCGGCGGCGTCGGCCGCCGGCCAGGTTTTCCAGGCCGCGGTGTAATCGTCCTCGAGCTTCGTGAACGCCTCCTGCAGCAGCTCGTTGCCGAGCAGTGCCTGGGCGCGTGCGGCACGCGAGATCGATGCCTGCAGCTTGTCCTCGCTCATGGGTCAATACCCATAGACGGCCCGGATCATGTCCATGTGAAGCTCCCAGGTGGCGGGATCGCTGCCGCACGCCCTCCACACGACGCGATGACGCGCGATCGCCGCCGCTCGCAACAGGTGCCACGTCAGCATGGTCCGACCTCCCCTCTCATGCGCACACGCCGTCGATCGCGCTCCCATGCGCGGCTCGGCGTCGAACGCTTCTGCCTGGTTATTCCGGAGAGCCCTGCGCGTTGTGCGCAGTAGCTCGTAGTCATGGGCCCCGCGCGGCGGATGCCATGTCGTCACGACCGCGCGCACCGCCGGTCGATGATCGACCTTGCGGCGCCGCAGCGGCGTTCAGCTCACATTTTTAGATGATGCGTTTTTATAGAAGATTCGGGTTACAAAGTCAACAAATTTGCGTGCCAGTGTGGCGGATTTGACGTTCCTACAGCATTGCCGTGAATCATTCATAGGAACGCCAAATCCAAAGCCACACTGGAATCATATGGTTGCTAGTGTCCCTTTGGTTCCGACGTTCGTACGAGCGCGTGCTGCAAAGGAATACGAACGTCGGAACCGGGACACTAGGTCGTCATTATCCGACTTCTCCTCCCATGCGCACGCCGTCGATCGCGCTGGACGCGGCCGTGCTCGCATCGGTTATATTCGAGTGGGTTTGCGCATTCGCATTGCCGCGGCCGTGCCTGACCTGCGCGTCGAGCTGCATCTGCTCGCGCTTTAACGCCATCTCGGCCGCCATCTGCTCGCGCCGCAGCGCGAATTCAGCGTTCATCTGCTGCACCTTGAGATCGAACTCGATCTTGAGCTGCTCGCGCTTGAATTGCGTATCGGCCGCGATCCTGGCCACGCTCATCTGCTGGTCGGCCTGTTGCTTCTGCGCGCTGAGCTGCCCATCGGCTGCGGCCTTGGCTATCTCGAGCTCGATGCGCTGTTGCGCTTCCTGCGCCTTCGGATCCGACGGAGGCTGGATCGGGGCCGACGCCGGGTCGTTCGGATCGCCTGGCGTGCCGGGCGGCGTGAAGAACAGGCCAACGTTCTTGTGGCCCGCGAGCTTGGTGAGCTCCTGGGCCGAATTGTAGAGGTTCTTCGGGCTCACCAGGCCGGCGGCGATGGCCTTCTCCTGGGCGCCGATGACCATGTTGAGATGCGCGAACTGCTCGGTCTTGGTGCCGGTGCCGAGGCCGACATTGATGGTCATGTCGTTGCGCGCCTTCCAGTCGCGCGGGTCGACCGTGATCCACTGGTTGCGCAGCCGCGCCGTCTGCGGCTGCGAGCCGTGCTTGCGGACCACCGCGTGCAGCAGCGCGAACAGGTCGCGGATGCCGGTCTCGGCGAAGATGCGCGCGATCATCTTCATCTTCGCCTGCGCCGCGTTGAACATCTGGTTGGCAATGGTCGCGACCTGGTTCTGCAGGACATTGGGGTCGACGCCCTGGCCCTGCCGCGACACGCCCGTGCGCCATTCGCGCGTGGCATCCTGGTATTGCAGCAACGGGAAGACGTGGCCGCCGACATCGGGATGCGCGATGACGCTCAGCCCGCCCGGCAGTTTCGTGCGCACGATCCCGCCCGGCCGCGACACCAGCAGGTCGTCGAGCGTGGTCTCGGTGGCGTGGCTCTCCGGCACCTCGGTGCGGGGATTGTTGGCCAGATAGGCATTGTCGAGCAGCGCGCGCAACAGCGCGGTCTTGATGCGCTGGATGTCCATCACCAGATCGGCAATGGAGCGGCCGAAGAACCGGTGCGTGACGATGACCGGCGTCATCGCCGCGAACGGAATCTCGTCTACCTCGATGACATCAGGCTCGCCATCGCGCTTGAGCACCTCGCCCTCCCCGCCCGTGGTCACGCGATAAAGCCGGGCATCAGGGCGTTTACGCCCGTCTTCGCTCAATAAGTCATTGCCCTCGTAGTCCATCCGCACATAGTGTTCGGTGACGTGGATCAGGCGGCTGGCGGTATTGTGCCCTTCATCACCTTGTTTCTGCGTGCCTTCGTTGACGGTATCGCGGGCCTGCGCCTCGATCGTATCCGCAACCCCATGGGACGGCAGGCGCTTGATCTGTTCGCGGTCGTAGCCCTGCGCGATCAGCCTGGCTTCCGACCGCAGCACGTCGTGAAAGCAATAGTCTGTGTCGCGGATCGAGCGCGCATTGCGGGCGATGCCGAACTCCTCCGGCGGCACGCCTTCCACGCGCGCGCATTGACGGGTGCGCGTGGTCCGCACGGTGACGTCATGGAGGAGCGAATGGCTGATAGCGGGGGGCGAATCGGGATGGGCTTCTTCGCTACCCGCGATTTCGCTATTCGCTGGCCGCCGCTCCGTATGCGCGACGATCTCGACCCCGGGGTCCGCGGCAATGATGGCGAACGCCGCATCATCGAGATCGTAATAGGTCTCGCGCTCATGCTCCTCGCGCGTCTCCCACCACACCTTGACGATGCCGACCTTCGACAGCAGCGCGTCCTTGATGAAGGAATACAGCACGATAAAGCCGGCATTCTGCTGCATGAAGACGTGATTGACGTAATCCGTCTCCTGCTCGGCGGCGGCAACATCCTCCGGCCCGACCGGCTCGAACCGAACCACCTCGTCGCCCGACGTGAAGATGTCCATCAGCGCCGGCATCAGCCCTTCCACCGTGTCGGCGACATCGGTCGACACCGCCTTCGACCGGCCGTCCGGCGCCGGCATGTCGCGCGACATGTCGCCGAGGTAGTAGTCGAGCGCGGCGGCGCGCTCCTCCGACAGCTTGGACGCCGCCATCGCGGACAAGGCATCGGCCTTCTCCGCGGCGAGCAGCGCGCGCAGATCGGCATCGGACATTTTCGGCATGGTGGTTCCGGACTTCAGTTGCATGGCACGCAGCGGCGCGCATCGGACGCATCGAAAGGGTTGTCAGGTCAGCTTTTGCGAGGATGCTCGCCGTCGCGGCACGCGCGTGCTGCGACGCCAAGCGGTGTGTCCCAGGGCGCAGCGCAAAGCGCGCCTTTGGCGCGCTGCACCGCAGACCTCGGGACCGTTCCGGTGTGGCGGCTCCAGCGGGCGCCGCCACGTTACTCGTCGTCGGCAGCGGCTTTCCTGAGATAGGCGATACCCGCCGCCATCACGCTCACATCGTCGTCAAAAGAGCCGAGCGCCGTGTTGCACTTGCGGCAGAGCAGCCC